ATCGTATCGTCAGCGCAACCGCAGTAAACTCTGTGGCGCTGGGCTCTGCAGTACAGATTGCCAACACCGATAACTACAACGGTGACAATGGCTATGTTGCACCAACCCTAACTGGTACTGAATATGCTGCTCGCTATCCAGGTACAGTTGGTAACAGTTTAAAAATCAGCGTCTGCGATTACAACAGCTATCAGTTCGCTGTTTCATTGAGCAATGTTACTAGCCTGACAACCACAGGCGCAACAGTAGCTGCTCTGACTCGTCCAGCACCCAAGGGCAGCTGGTTAGAAATACTGTCGGGAAGTTCATACTACCGTTTCCAATTGATTGCTGATGCAGCTTCGGGTGCAACCACAGTAGCATTTAGCAACAACGTAATTACAACTGCGGACAGCACATCAGTCACCATGTTGTGGGAATACTGGCAAAATGTTCAGAACCGTCCAAGCAACAGTACATTCGCCATCAACAAAGCCAACACAACCAGTGGCGCAACCATCTATGATGAACTGCACATTGTCGTAGCCGACGAAGACGGTGTTATTACTGGTACAGCAGGTACAATTCTGGAAAACTTCCAGAACCTTAGCAAGGCGTCAGATGCCAAGGCTGCCGACGGCACCAGTATATACTACAGAACCTACATGAACCTGAACAGCGACTGGATCTGGTACGGCAGTAAAACTGCATTGACCACAACATCGGCTGCTCAATCAGTGACCTGGGAAAGCGCAAGCCCAACCGATGGCACAGGCTTTAATTTAATGAGCCAGGTTCAATCACGTAGCCTTAGCGGTGGTTTAGATGGTACTCCAACCGATGCATTAATGCAAGTCGAGTATCTGAAATTAGCCAATGCTGAATTGTATGACGTTGCACTGATACCAGTTGTTGGTGTTAGCACAGCCAATCTCAGCACCAGTGCTTATGTGATTGACAACGTAGCTGAAGTTCGCCGTGATTGCATGGTATTCAGCAGCCCCAGTGCACCAACAGTTAATACAGCAACCGCAGTAATCAACGATCGTTTAAACAATCTGAACAAGACATCCACATACGCTGTCATGGATAGCTGCTGGAAATATCAGTATGACCGTTACAACGATGTTTACCGCTATGTACCCATGGCTGGTGACACCGCAGGTTTGTGCGCTCGTACCGATGAAACTGCAGAGCCATGGTTTAGCCCAGGTGGTTATAACCGCGGACAGATCAAGAACCTGGTTAAATTGAACTGGAGTCCTAATAAGACTGATCGTGACAACCTTTATCGCAATCAGATCAATCCAGTGGTTACACAACCTGGCTTGGGTACAGTACTGTTCGGCGACAAGACGCTGACACAAAAGCCCAGCGCTTTTGATCGCATCAATGTACGCAGACTGTTCATTGTCCTAGAAAAAGCCATTGCAACCGCAGCTAAATTCCAGCTGTTCGAGTTCAATGATGCATTTACCCGTGCTCAATTCGTAAGCTTGGTTGAGCCATTCCTGCGTGATGTCCAGGGCCGTCGTGGTATCACCGAGTTCCAGGTAGTCTGCGATGACACCAACAACACCGGTGAGGTAATCGATCGCAACGACTTTATTGCCGATATCTACATCAAGCCTAACAAGTCCATCAACTTCATCACCCTGAACTTCGTTGCTACACGCAGCGGTGTCAGCTTTGAAGAAGTAGGCGCTTAATCAGATAACAGGAGAAAAATAAAATGGCTGAAAGATCAATTTTTAACGTCAACCAATTCAAGGCATTCATGGTTGGCGGTGGTGCACGTGCCAACCAATTCTTCGTGAATCTGAATTTCCCTGGCTATGTTGGTGGCGGTGTACTAGCTACAGCACAAGCAGCGTTCCTTTGCTCCGCTACCAGCTTGCCTGGTAGCGTAGTTAATCCAACGATCGTGCAGTACCGCGGTCGTGAAGTTAAATTCAGTGGCGAAAGAACTTTCGCTCCTTGGACAGTAACAATCATGAACGATGCCAGCTTCAATATTCGTAACAAGTTAGAAAAATGGATGGAAGGTATGAATGGTTTGGCCAACAACAATGGTCGCACCAATCCAACCGAATATCAGAAAAACCTAACAGTTACTCAGTTGGATCGCAACAACAATCCATTGAAGATATATAGTATCATATCAGCTTTCCCAGTTGATTTAAGTGAAGTATCATTAAACTACGGCGACAACGATACCATCGAAACCTATACCTGCACATTCCAATTCCAGCATTTTCAGACACAGTTTGATACCTTGCTTAGCGTTGGTAATACAGTTAATAATTCAGCTGGTGCTGGTCGTGGTGTAATTTAATTGACAACATCGAAAAGAATATAGAATGGCCGACCTTACATTATTTGGATATACACTTCAGAAGAAGAAACCCGAGGCTCCTAATCAGAGCTTCGTGGTCCCACAAAATGACGACGGAGCCACCACGGTTAACGCCAGTGGCTTCTTCGCCACCTACATTGACATTGATACTGTTGCCAAGACCGAAAACGATCTAATCAGTCGTTATCGCGATGCCAGTACGTATCCTGACTGCGACTCTGCCATAGAAGATATCGTTAATGAAGCAGTAGCTGCTCAGGACGATGAGGTTGTAGTCAAGATAAAATTAGATGAAGTTGATGGACTTAGCAAATCAGTTAAGACTCGCATCGAAGAAGAATTTGATGAGATGTTGACTTTGCTGGATTTTAACAGCAAGGCGCATGACATCTTCAAACGCTGGTACATCGACGGACGTACCTACTATCACAAGATTGTAGACACCAAGAACCCTAAAGCTGGTATTCAGGAACTGCGCTACATTGATCCACGCAAGATCAAGAAGGTGCGCAAGATTCAGAAACAACGTGATCCAGTTACTGGTGTTGACATGATCAAGAACATCGAAGAGTTCTTTATCTATAACGAAAAAGGATTGATTGCCACAGTACCTAGCACTGCTACTCAGAGTCAGGGACTAAAAATTACTCCAGATGCCATTACCTATTGCACATCAGGGCTGTTAGACCTGGATCGCAACATGGTGTTGAGTCATCTACAGAAAGCCATCAAGGTGGTCAACCAGCTTAAAATGACCGAAGATAGTCTGGTGATTTACCGTATGACACGTGCGCCCGAGCGCAGAATTTTCTACATCGACGTTGGTAATCTGCCCAAGGCTAAAGCCGAACAGTATGTCAAGTCCATCATGGATCGTTATCGCAACAAGGTAGTCTATGACGCTACCACTGGCGAGATTCGTGATGAGAAGAAGACCATGAACATGCTGGAAGATTTCTGGATGCCACGTCGTGAAGGCGGCAAAGGTACTGAAATTACTACATTAGATGGTGGTCAGAATCTCGGCGAGATCAATGACATCAACTATTTCCAGAACAAACTATATCAAGCACTCAATGTACCATTGAGCCGCATGAAACCCGACCAGGGCATGAACTTTGGACGTCAGGCAGAAATTACTCGTGACGAATTAAAGTTTGCCAAGTTTATTAGCCGTCTCCGCAAAAAGTTTTCCGAGCTGTTCGACGATCTGTTGAAGACTCAGCTGGTTCTCAAAGGTGTAATGAAGCCCGAGGAATGGGACGCCATACAGGAAAAAATCTTCTATGAGTTTACCGAAGATGGCTACATGTCCGAAGCCAAGGAAGCAGAGATCATGCGTAACCGCATTGACCTGCTCAATCAAATCAATCCGTTCGTTGGTACCTATTTTAGCCGCGAGTTTGTCTATGAACACGTTCTTCAATTAACCGAAGAAGATGTTGAGAAGATGAAAGCAGAGATTGATGCTGACACAGATCTGCAGCAACAATTACAGGCACAGCAACAGGGTAACCAACCACAGGGCCCACAGGGCTTGCAGGGACCGGTAGGCGGACAACCTGATCAGCCTGCACCCTATAACCCAGACAATCCGGTAGTTGAGGGCGATTTGACCGCAATAAATAACATCATGGAACTTAGAAAGGTTAGACTATGAACGACGAATTAATTAGAAACATGCTGGACAGTATCGCTTCCGATCAGGGAGCTGAGGCTCAGCAGATATTCAATGACATCATCAGCGTTAAATTAACCGACGCTCTTGATCAGCGCAAACTAGATATTGCCAGAAAAATAGGAGCACACGATGCAATTCAAGCAGATTCGTGAAGCTGCTCGTAACAACGAGTATGCCATAGGCATGGCTGCTGCTAAAAAAGCCGCAGGCTATGGTCCTGGACCAGCCAAAGATTTGCCTAAAAAAATCATTACCAAGGGTCATGAGATAGCTAAAAAGATCAAAGCCAATGAAAGCTTTGATCACCTTCTCGATGAATTAGAAGGAGACGAATAATGGCTGTACAATACACCTTACTTAAAAACGATCGTCAGCGCGCAGTAGTTCATCTCTATGGCAGCGCACCTGGCGATAGTACTTCAATTACTTTGCTGCAGCTGCGTGCTGCTGATGAGATAGCCTATTCAACAACCAGTCAGCTGGCCATTAATATTACCAGTGCCTATAGCAATGCACCCACAGTACAGGACTGCAGTATTACTGTACGTCGTGGCAGTGCTTCAGGTACGGTTGTCCTGGATCTGCATGGCTTTACCGAATTTCCTGGTAATCAACAATTGCCTTCTCTGTCCATGGACAATACCAGCAGCATCTATGTATTGTTCGAAGCATCAGGTATGCTGGTCTTGGATCTGCGCAAGGTTGCAGGCTATGCTGGACCTAACACCAACGTTGGAGTATAACCAATGAAACTAATCACAGAAACAGTTGAGTCAGTAAGATACTTGACTGAGAAAAAAGAAGATGGCGGCAAGGCATACTATATTGAAGGTCCTTTCCTTCAAACTGAAATTGCCAACAGAAATGGGCGCATTTATTCAAAGGCAGTCATGGAGCGTGAAGTCAATCGCTACATCAAAGAATACGTTAACACTAAACGTGCCTTTGGAGAATTAGGCCATCCTGACGGTCCTGGTATCAACCTGGATCGTGTCAGCCATATGATTACCAGTCTGAAGGAAGACGGTAACAATTACATCGGTCGTGCCAAGATCATGACCGAAACACCCATGGGACGCATTGTTAAAAATCTTATCGATGAAGGCGCTCAACTAGGTGTTAGCTCTCGTGGAATGGGTAGTTTGAAAATGAATAAAGAAGGCGTCAATGAAGTTCAGGACGACTTTTATCTGGCAACTGCTGGCGACATTGTAGCCGACCCTAGCGCTCCTGATGCTTTCGTTCGTGGCATCATGGAAGGCAAAGAATGGGTTCTGGTAGAAGGTCGCTGGATGGAAAGAGAAATAGATCAGGCACGTAAATTCATCAAAGGTACATCGGCAGCCAACCTCAATGAGGCACAGGTGCAGGTATTCCAAGAATTCATGCGTCGTCTATCAAATTAACAGTTTTTATAAATAATACGAACCTGTTCTTAGGAGATCATAAATGTCACTAGAAACCAAAATCCGCGAGCTGATGGAAGCTAAAAAAGCCAAAGCTCAGGAATTAAACGAAGCTGCCGCTGGTAAAAGCAACGATGGCGAAGGAATGAATGCTCACATGCAGGGCGACAGCCAAAAGGCTCAGTATACTGAGATCGATCCTTATACTGGCAGCCCTGTTCATGGCGAAGACGACAGCCTGAAAAAAGGCGGTCAAGAGCCACAACATAAACAAGGCGACAGCAAGGATGCTGAAATCGATCATACCGATCCATTCAGCTCCAATACCAATACTCCAGATTCAAGTCTGAAGAAAGGTAACTCAGAGCCACAGCATAGACAAGGCAACAGCCGTGATGCTGCAGTCAAGGCTGGCACAGGCAAGAGCTCCAGCAAGGTAGCTACTTATCAAGAGCCTACCAATCCAGGCGAAGGTCAGATCCCATTCAAAGAAGATGAAGATCAGACTGACGAAGATTTAATCACTGAAGACGACATCGAAGAAAATGTCGAAGCACGTAAAATAGAAATGAAC